TAGTGTATACTTTTAGTTTTTCTGCTTTCCCTTTAGCCTCAATCGGCGACAGTGGCTTTAGCTTAATACTAGATCCTTTCCTAGTGCTAAACCCTATCAACACATCTACACCTGCCGCCTTAGTACCCGACTCTAACCTAGCCGCAATGTTAACTGCGTCACCGATAGCGGTGTAATCAAACCTCTGCTCTGATCCCATGTTCCCTATGATTGCTTCGCCGCTGTTAATACCTATGCCAATCTTGATAGGCGGTAATCCTTTAGCCGCAAACTCTACGTTCAACTCTTCCATGTTTATTGCTATCTGTTTAGCACACTCTATGGCTTTGTCTTCGTGGCCTTCTAAGTCTAGGGGCGCACCGAATATTGCCATCATTGCGTCTCCGATGTATTTATCTACGCAACCTGAAAATTTTGAAACTGCTGATTGCTGTGCAGTAAGGGCTTTATTCATTATATACGTTACTTCTTCGGGCGTTACACTCTCTGACAGGGCCGTGAACCCACGAACATCAGTGAACAGGAACGTACAGTACCGTTTTTCACCCCCTAAACGTAGTAATTCGGGGTTATCTTGCAGTCTTTTAACCTGCCTTGGGTCTAAGTAGTGTTCAAACTGCTTCTTAATCTGTTGTCTCAGCTTGTATTGTTCTTTATAATTTAGATAAAATGTAACACTAGCAACTACAAACTCAGAGATAAGCGACCATGTGACATCAATCAAAAACCCCTGCCGTATAAGATAAACTCCTAGCAGTGCAGTGCCAGACATAACACCTAGCGATAACCCTAAACCTATGTAGACTCCAAAGTAATTAAGACCTACGAACACTAGTAAAACACCAAGCAGTAATACCACTGCCTCATATAACACCGCTGTAGGTGGTATCATTGGCATCGGCTTACTAGAGGCGTGTAGAATTGTTTCAACTAGTGCCGCTTGTATCTCATGCGGGTACAGCAACCCTGACGGTGTAGCTACCTGCGGCAATATTCCTTTAGCGGTAGTCCCTATGATTACCATCTTGCCTTCTACATCCATAGCCTGTAAAGAAGTGCTGTCTGTTTTAACCCAGTTTACCCACACTCTACCACCACTATCAGTTGGGATAGGGTTTAGTTGTTTGACTCTTATCTCCTGTATGCCATCATTATTTGTCTTGATAACATATGTGCTTGTTTCTGTAACAGCTTTAAGTAGCTGTGTGCCGAAGCTTGCTATCCAACCATCAGGACTTCGCATCAGTAATGGCATACGCCGCACTAAGCTATCAACATCTACAGGGGCTGACACAATTCCTTGAAGCGACACATCTCTAAGGGCTTGGATGTTCTGCGTAACCCCCTGAGCTTTTATACCGCCCGTATCTTTGCCCAGTATTACTGTGCCTTCAGTCTTAGGAATCTCTTTGTAGCCGTCAGTCTCAAACATAGCAATGACACTAGGGTAATAGGACAACGCTTCTGCAAATACTTTGTCACCTCCGAACCTGTCAGGCTCGCTAAACACAACAACCCACGATACTGAGGCGGCTCCGGCATTCAACAGGTCTATATGTATATCAGCTAGTCGCTCTCTTGGAAAAGGCCACCCACCACCTTTGTGTATGTCAGACTCAGTGAGGTGTAACAGAATTATGTTACCTGTTGGTTCCTCTGTTTGTACAAGGGCATCAAAGGTTCTAAGCTTTAAAATCTCAACCGCCGTAGGTTGGTATATTAAAACTGAGAATAACAGTGCAACAACAAGACCTATAATTAGTTTCTTCATTACCCGCCCTGTACTATTCTTATTGTTGAGTCACCGCCGTTAATCTTTATAGTATTAGAGACTCCATCTTGTATTAGTATAACCGTGTAACCACCTACAGTGTTTAAATCTAAGCGCGTAAACTCACTTACTTTTCTTATTAGGCTTATGGTCGGCCCTGAAATAAGTGTTGTTATCTGTGTTGACGGATCTGATCCTAGTGCTGTACCTGTAACTGTTACGCCTGATACTTGAGCTAGTCTATCTTCTTCTTCTGCTATGCCTAGCGCATCTAAAATATTTAACATATCTTCTAGGTAATTAACATCTAAGAAGTTTATATCTAGTTCTGTGAACTCTAAGTTGTCAGCGGCTAAAAAGTCCTCTGCAAGATAGTCTATGTCTAGATCATTAAAGTCTAATATGTTTGCAGTCTTGGCTGTTTGTTCTTCTGCAATTACTACTTCTTTCTTGGGCGGTGTAACGATTAACATGTTGTCAATAAAGTCTAATGTTAAGTCCAGTATTACAGGCTTAGACGGGACTGACTCAAACACAGACACCGTTGTAGCTTCGTAAGGCTTGTTTAGCAACACACTACCCATCGCAGTTACAACTTCTATTTCTCCGCTAGAGACTCCATACTGATTAGGCAACAAGATAATAAGGCTACGTCCTAGCTCGTCTACTGTCGCAGTAAAGTCTGTCCCGCGAATCGCAATGTCGGCTACGGGGGTGCGGAGCTTAATGCGGCGCTTGTCAATCTTTCCTAGCTTGCCGCTAATAAACCTTGCTGTGCCTAGCCCAAAAGTAAGCGCCATTTTTGCTTTGCTTGGATCAGGGTCATAGACATATTCATCTATGGTTAACTGCGAGTGTTCGGTCAACCTTACTGTAGAATCATCAAGGAAAGTAAGTGCCATTCTTCCGTTGGTAGTAAAGGCTTCGTCATTAGATTGTATAGAGAAATCTAAATCTGCATCTTTTTTTTCTGAGCCTCTTTTAATCTGTGCAGTTCCAAAGACTTCAGAGACTCCACCTATATCAGCAACCGATGCCTGTACCTTGGTCATTTTGAATAACACACACAGTACCAGAACTGCCAATCGAAGTAATTTTAAGCCAGTCATTATCTTGTGTACTCAGTTGCTGTATGTTAAAAGTCCGGCTACCGCCTGTTTGATCAAGATAGAAGTAACCTCCTGCTGAAGCTGTCACACCGCTCCCCGTATAGGTAAGAGTATTATCACTACCATCAATATCAACATAGTTAGTAGCACCGTCAATGTTAATGTTAGACGTTATTGTGTTGTTTGAACCCTGTATAATCCAATCTAAGTCTAGTGTTGCCGCTAAAGCAGAAGTACCTTGGTTTAACGTAAAGGTGTTACTGGCTCCCGTTACGTTTACTAAGTGGTTTGAACTGTCGGCTCCGTAAGTGTTTGAGGGGTCTACTTGAATAGTAAACAGATTAGTTGAACCCGTAAAGTTGTAGTTACCCGTAAAGCTATCTGCCCAAATATCACCAAAGAATTTATTCGTAGCTCCAATCATGTTAATGTCAAGGGTTAAGCTACTGCCGTCTAGATCAAGAGCCGTTAAGCTTCCTGCTGTTGAACCAAGACCACCAATAAGGTTAGATATACCTAGTTGCTCTATATCTATGTTTGCCGTAGCGCCCGATTGCGTAATGTATATTTCGTTGTCAGCACCGTAAGCAACACCACTCAAGGCACAGCTTAAAATTACTGCTATTTTATTTATCTGTTTCATAAGTCCAGAACCCTCTGTTGTATCCAATGTTTATCAACTCTAGTACGGCTCCCTCTACTGCCTTCATCAACGCTATTGTTGTTGATTCATTGCGCGAGTTACCTGCTTCTATTTCAACAAGCTCCGTACCCATTTCTATAAATTTAAAAACATCATCTGATTGTCCATAACTAAACACTGTTTTTTGACTCATTACTTCTACAAGTATTTCACCTGTAGCTACTGACACCATACGCAACGATACGGTGATATTATCTTCTCTGTACTGTACGCTTTTCCCTATGCCTAAGTACCTAGCGCCTATGCCACCCGTAGTTAAGTTTGTGTCATACGCTATTACTGCACCTTCTAGCAACACACCTGCAAATAACAGGGGTGGTACTGCTTTAGTTACAGTTCCGTCAGGCATTTGTTCTCGCGCAGACCTGATTAACTGCCTTTCTTTTGTTAAGTTATCTAAGCCTACGCGCTCAACAACTCTAAAGAACTTTCCATTACTTGCGTGTTTCAAGGCCCGTATTAACAGGGCGCTTGGTTGTTGTGTGACCGCAGTAGAAAACAGCGCAAAGGAGCTATTGCTTTTTCTTTGGCCTGTCTGGTCTGTAAATGATGTAGGGTACACAGCAACAATAGGCTTTACCTTGGGAGGTAATGCATTCATAAGGCTCTGTGATTGTAGTTGTTCTATCTTTACTACATCATTAGCTTCAAATCTTTGACTAAGAGTATCTTCAAACTGGTCAAATACCGAACAACTAGAAAGTAAAAGAACCGATAGGCAAAGTAATAGTTGTCGAATTTCCATCAGCATCCGTTATAATTAGGGTTATGAAATCGCCATCAGTAAAATATTCTATAATATTTCCTTCTAGCTCTAGTATTCCTGACTCGCTCATTGTCTCGCCGAACAGATTATTAACTAGTTGGCGGCTAAGCTCTGCGTAGATGCGTGATTCTAAGTTGCGTATAAACCTTGCAAGCGTAGTGTTCTCTGCGTCCCGCTCAAGCTCTTCTTGATACGCTTTTATTTCTGCGGCTATATCAGCCTTCCGATTAAACTCTTGGTTCTCAATGGTTAGATAGTGACTAGATGTGTTGATGCCATTAAAGCTAGGGCTTTTAAACTTATGCGTCATCTGATCTGCAACCGCAGAATTGCATAACAACAGCCCTATAATTACAAAACCTTTAATCTTTTCTCTGATCATCTCTATCTGCCTTTGCTAATCTGTCAGTCTGCAATAACTGCGGAACACCAAGCACCGTTTTGAGTAATACATCTTGACGGATAATTTCGTTGTCAACAGACCTGACTCTATCTATAAGGGATATTAAGATACCGTGTTGTCCGTCTAGCTTACCACCCAACCGCTCTTCTAAGTGGCTTATAGCTTCTAACAGTTTGTCGTCTAGTGTATCTACTTTAGTTTCTAGGCCATCAATAATGCGGTTAATTAGCTTCCAGATAAACATGCCTAGTCCTAGCGCCGCCGCAATTGGAAAGCCTACTTCATTTATAAGGGTAACAACACTATCCATCTATTAGTAACACCAACACATAGGTTCAGTTTTACGGATGTCTACGTGAACAAAAGACTTAGCTACACCCACTGACATGCCCATAGCTGACGCATGTTTAACAACTGCTAAACGCTGTGCGCCTCCAGATACTCTAATGTCTGCGGCAATTCCGTGTGCATGCGTTCCTACTTTTGATTTTCGTTTTTCTATGCTGTGGTCTTTACTTCTGTAGCCACTTGTAATAATAAACGGAAACCCACAGGCCGCTCTAAGTTGGTCTAGAGCGTAAATAAAAGTAACATCCATTTCGTTCTCACCAGTTTCTTGGCAATCAAAGTCTGAGAGTTTAAAGTATTTAAATTGTTCGGCCATTAGCTACAGTTTCCTTTTAGTTGTTTTATTACTTTGCCACCTGCGGCCATGTTCAACCTACGCATAGGATCATCCGCGTCCATGTGCGCTGTTCCCGCGTCTTCGTTATATGGCCTACCTGTTAACTTATTAATGCGCTCATCAGGCTCAGTAGGTGCATTAGGGACAGGCTCAGAAACCTCTCCTCCAACAGCTTTACTCAATCTTTCGTATACTTCATCTGGCTCATCAAAGGGGTTTTCAATTTCTTCGCCATAGAGAGACAACCTTTTAAATTGTCTAAACACTGCATTGTACTCTCTGTTTGTTAATCTTCGTTGAGTGCTTAGTGTTTGGTTTTCAGGCGTAGACGCTTTTAAGACTTCTAAGATTCTGCCGTCTGTTTTAGGAGGAGCAGTAGGTTTAAATATCCCGTTATATAAATCACGAGAGGCAGGTTTTGATAGACCGCTATCTTTTAACATTTTTAAAGTTTTGTATCTTCCGTTAATTGAAGAGTACGAACTTACTTTTCTAAACAAGTCTTGTTGATACTCATAGTTTTTACTCTGACGAGCTATATAATTGTCAAGCATTGAAACAGCATCATCTTCACCTACTCTGTAAATAGGTTTTACATTAGCGCGGATTAACTTGTTATAGTCTGAAACCGCAAACTGGAGGGCTGAGTCAGGGTCGTGCTGTGTTAAACGGATACCTGTTATGTTTGTTATAAATGCATTTTTATTTACTGGCCCTAGTTTTTCTAATTCCTCACCTGTATACGCATCTACATGATCTCCAAGTTTCCGTAAGCTTGTTATAGATCCGGGTTCTACAGACTTAAATAATTGATAAACAGACTCTACTAGCTTTTCAGAGGTAGACATACTTGGAGGAAGTAATATTTTACCATCACTTGTTTTACCTTCAGGCGATCTTATAGCTTCTAAAACATTTAGTGTTGCTGTAGTTGCAATAGACTCTGTAACAAAAGGCGTAGAAATAGTTCTCATTCCATCTATTCCCGCTTTAAATATATAGTCATCTAGTTGTTCACCTTTTAACTCGCCTTCTATAATTCTATCTAAGACGGCCAATACTGGTTCTTTTATAGTGTTGTATGAGTCTAAATACTTAGTAGAAACTTTTGTAATGTCTCCGTTATCTCTTCGACTCCAAATAAAACTACTGTTTTTATCGTACTTACCTTCAGCTAGTTTTGTGTGGTGTTGTCTTTCTTCTTCTGTCCAACCCATTAAATTTGCTGAAAGCTTAGAAGCTTCGCTAACTCCTACAGTTGTGGCTGTAAATCCTGCAAGTCTTCTAAGTCCTCTATTTCGTAAAACAGTGTTGCCCGAATTAATTTCTTTACTTGCTTGTTTAACAATATGAAAACTAGTTCTCATTATTTCAGCAGGAAACGAAATAAAATTACCTAAAGGAAGATAGTTTAATTTCTTTAAACCTTTAGCAACTCGGTCATAGTTTGGAATAGTATTTTGAATAATGTCAGCGGCTTCTCGCTCTAAAACATCTACGGATGCATTAGGCCGTGCGTTTTTTAAAGTTTCTAGTTCATCTATAAACCCTGACATTTTAAAATAATCATCCGTTGCCATATAGGAGTTTTCCATTCCTTTTAAAACAGGATTAGTATCCATAATTTTAGATAGTCTTTTAGTGCCAAAGTCTTTACTAGATATTTTTATAAGTTCTCTAAACTGATTAACTTTTAAGTTAGTATTAATAACGCCCAAGTCTACATACTTAGTATATATTTTATCTAACTCTTTATCGCCCTTACCTGCCATGTTGTTCCACAAAACTTTCATGTGTCCTCTATTTTTAGAAAAAGGATTTAGAGCCGCTAGGTTTCCGTTAGCAATAGAAAACTGAGCGCCACCTATTATGTTCCGCAATCCTGTAACGTGACTGTACACAGTTTTAGAAGCTTGAGAAACTCCTTTGTATTTTAAAAATACTTTGTAGGCTTCAGCGGCTCCGTTATGGCTTTGTAAAAATTGAAAAGTTTCTTCTTGCCTATTTAAAAATTTAGCTACTTCAGGCGTAGTAAACTTACCGTCTAAAATAGAATTAGTATTAGCTATTTTAGTAGTTAGTCGTTTGCTCCTAGCTCCTTCAGCCGCGCCAGTTTGAATATACTTTCCTCTTTTACCAAGCTCGTTAGCTATCTGATAAAAGTTATTAACCTCATAAATACGAGCGGCTTTGCTTACACTTAAAATAATGTTATCTGAAGGATCTTTAATTTCACCTAATAAATTTCTAATGCTTTGCGGCATGTTCTCAGTTTTTTTGTGGAACTTACTAACTCTTTGAACTTGTGTAAGATGATCAATAGTTTCTTTATCTGTTACTTGTTTTAAAATTTTATCTACATCTTTTATAGCAAGTTGTTCTGCTAACTCTGTAATCTTTTCATCAGAGAAATTTTTACTAGTTGCCCGTGCTGAAACCTCTGCGTATTTAGCAGGGATAAGATCATCAATAGCTTTTTGTTTTAAAATGTCATCAAGTTGCCAATTAGCCGGATCGTCAAAAGCTCTATAAGATGTTCTTAAATACGTACCCATATTTTCTTTAATACTTTTTAAAGCTTCTTTTTTAAATCCTTTTGTACCTGCAATTTGACCAGATAATTTATCTATTAAATAACGTGCATCTAAAACTGATTCGGCTACTTCTACGCTTATGCCTTTGTCAGTGCTGAGACGGGCCGCTTGTTTTTCTATATTAAGAACGGTGTACTTGGATAGGTCAGACGTTAAAAGCTCTTGTGCTTTTTCAATATTTGTAGTTCTTGTTGCTTCATCTGTAAAACTTTTAAATGAGTTATTTAAACGCCTAGCTATTTGTCCTGCTTCAACAATAGTTGCCCGTTGTTGTGCTTGGCTTTGGTTAAACATAGCAAACATTTTAGGAGGTGCATAACCACGAGAAGTAAATATCTGTTGTCCTACCTGTTGTATTTTAGCTCTTGCCCACTCTACGCCTTTTTTACCTTCGGTTGACTGTGCTTTTATTTGAGAAATGTCTTCGGCATCAGCTTTAAAAACCTGTTTTTCACTAGGTAGGTCAGCCCTAAAAGGAACTACTTCATCTGCCGCTCTTGCTTCCGCATCAGTTCTTCGTAGGCTTGTTTTTGTAAGCTCTTCGGATTTGCTGTATTCTTTTAAGCCTTTAACAATATCATCGGCTGTAGGATTCTTAGCAGTAATTATATTTTTAATTGCAGGGATTGCTCTAAATGTTCCTTCAAGAACAACACCTAAACCTACATCTCCTATTAAAAGTTTAAGGCGCTTAGAAGCTTGAGTATCATTTTCGTCTGCTTGTAAAGCTTGAATTACTGTGTTTTCTGTTCCTTCTGGAAAAATATCAGACACAGCATTAAATAGATTTTCATCTAAATCAGTTAAAACCTGAGAGGTAGCCGCGCCCGCCGCAGTGTATTGCACCATTTTAGGTACAGAACGAGCCGCTAGTTTAGGCGCTAATTTTAAAGCAGTCTTAGCGCCAATTTTAACTAACGCCCCTGTTCCGGCAATGTAAGGCACAATAGATGCGGCAATACCTATTGCAGTTTCAGGAGCTTTAATTTTACCTGTTACTGGATCAATATCTTTAGAGCTATCAAGGTATCCAAATCCTGCAAGGCGGCTAAGTTCTTTCTGCTTAGACAAGTCTCCCATTTTATCAAGTCCAAAAGCATCTCCGGGCAAATAGTCAATAAGACTTACAACATCACGCTGAGTGTCAAGCAATACACGTTTTAAATCTGTGCCTACACTTGGCCCTTCTTCTTTGTCTTTTAAATATTTAGCGGCATCTTTAGAAGCAGAGCCTTTTGTAGCTCTTTCTTCTTTTTCAACGTGACGTAAAAGCTGAGCTTTAGTTACTCCTTCAGCATGATCAAGTGTAACTGTAGTCCCGTCTGAAAGTTCTAAAGTTGTTCTTGGCATTATTTTAATTCTCCTTTCATGCGCTTTACATAATTTTCAATTGATTCTTCTTCACTCACGGTTCTTCTATCTTCCGATAGCATTCTAAGAGCGTAAGCTTTAGAAGGTGTAGATACATAAGAAGGATCTTTTAATTTTTTAATCTTTTCATATTTATCAAACTCTTTTTGAATTTTTATTCTTTGTTTTAAAAGCTTTTCTCTTCTGTTAGAGGGTACATTTCCTGTAAGCTCTGTATCAATATTAAATAAATTTTTAGTAAGAGTATCTAAACTTTTTCCGCTTATAACCTCCACGCCTAAAAGTGTACGCTTATTTTTTGAAGGCGTTTCAGAAACAATTTTAATGTCTAAATCTTCATCCTCTACTTCTCTGTCGGCTACTTCGCTATTAGCTTGTTCAATTAAACTTAAAACTTCATCGGAGCTAATATCTTTTTCGCTTTCCATTGCAGTCATTGATGCAAGTAACGATGCTCTAATTTCGGGATCACTTAAATCTATTTCAGCGTTTTCGTCTATAGCTAACTCACTAGCAATAAAGTCAATATAATCTTCAGTAGGATTATCATCTGTAGGAGGCGCCCACTCTGTTATTATGTCTGTAATAGTATTAATGCTTTTCTTTTTGTAAGATTGTAAAATTTTGTCTGCCGCACGTAAACCCATTGCAGGTGTTTCAAACTGAAGATAAGTTCCGTCTGATCCTACTTTACCTTCCCACGGATTGTTTTTTTCTAAGGTTAAGTTTTCTTTAATATTTAAATAGTTGTTATTTCTAACGCCTCTTGTATCGTCAGCATCAGCCCCGTCTGCTATAAAAGCTGTTGTTTCTTCTGCTGTTTCTTCTTCTTCTGCTGTGTACGCAGGATTTAAAGTTGGGTAGACTTCATAGATAGATATTTTAAGATTATCTTTCTGTCTAAATATATTTGAAACAATAGCATTATTTTGAGTTCTTATATTAGTTAGTTTTTTGTTTTCTGTATACTTTATTAACAGCTCTTCTTCAGAAATACCTTCGTTATCTGCTTTAATTGTTGACATTATTTTTTGTTCTTCTATCATGCCCGCATCTAAATCTGCTTGTTCCTGTAAGAAATCATCACTATTCATTAATTTTAAAAGAGATTTTGACCAAGCTTCTTTACCTGCTTTTTCTTCTGCTGAAAGTGTAACCACACTGTTACTAATTGCATACTTATTATACAACTCAAGATTCTTTTTATACTCAGTAGGAGTAGTAGGGGCAGGGTTAAACCCTTCTTTTCTAGCCGCTACAATTCCTTTATCATCTATGTCTGTCATTAAATTTGCAGTTACGTCAAACTGGGTTTTAAGTTCTTTTACTTTTCCGGCATCAGTCCGTAAATCAACGCGTGAAACAGCTTTTTTATCCCACACTGTTTTACCCTCGTAATCTTTTTTTCCTTGTATAGTTACTACAAAGCCATCTATGATGTCGCTTTGTTCTACAATACTGTCGAACGCTGATAGTTTGCTTTTATCTAATTTAAGATCGTCAGACATTTTACGGGCTTCAATAAAATCTCCTCCAGTTTGTTTAAGAACTTCATCAAACATTGCAAGCTGTCCGGCACTTTTTGCAAACGTAGATTCTCTATACGCTTGAACTGCTTCTTCTTCTCTTCTTGCCCCACCAAAAAAAGCAGTAAGAGGACTAGAAGACAACCTAGATTTCCCAAGATTAAAAGCTTCTTCTTTAGTACCCGAAGATTTAAATCTTTGTTGCGCTTCTCTAGCTTGTTCGTATTGAGAAGCGGCAATCTCTGCTTTTTTTATAGCTTCTTGATTTTTTAAAAACTCGTCTCTATATGTTTTTTTATAAATGTTTTGAGTATCTATAGTTTTATTAAATTTTACATTTCCTGACAAAGCATTTTCTAAATCTTTGTCTACTTGATCATTCAAAAAATATTCTTTTGCAGATAGTCCAGACTCTTCTATTTTAGTTGCTAAGCCGTCTAATGTTTTATCAGTTTTTTCTGCGGCAGTGATCATAATGTTAGTATTTAACACATCTTTATTCTGCTGAAAACTATTAAACTGATTAGTTAGTTTACTGCTTCCAACAGCCCCTATAAGAACCCCACCAAGCTGTAGCAAGTCAGCTTTCTTTTGTTGCTTACGAGCCGCTTTAGCTTGATCATCTTTTCTTTTACGGACATCTTGAAGAAGCGATTCTCCATATTCTCTTATAGTAGCCATAACATTAAATTCCTTGTGGGGGAGACATTAAACTCTGTTGATCTGGAGCAGTTTCTTCTTCTTCTGGTGGAGCTAACAAACTTTCTTGCTTTGGCTGTATCTCAGGGAGCGTTTCCATTTGCTGTTCCATTTCAGGCGTTATTACATTAGCCGGAACCCTTCCAGTTTGTCCTGCTTTTTGAAGTTTTTTAAGTCTATCTTCTGCTACAGTTACACCTAAATACTGTTGCTCTACTTCTTCATCTTCTTCTTCTCCGCGATAAATAACCATTGGCAAGTCTAGTTTTTCAGCTAAAGCAATAATCATATATGCAACAGGCTCAACTAACATAAACATTAAGTCAGGGTTAAACTTTCCCTCTTGAAACTCTACAAATAATAAAGTTTGTGTTATGTCCATGATTGCAGTTCCATCTCCAACAGCTTCCATAATTGAAGTGTAAGTGTCTGGCTCAATAAGCTGACCAAACATATACTCAGAAGCACCGTGAACTGAAACAAACTCAGGCGGTTGCTCATACGGAGCGGGTTTTTCTGGGTCGTTAGTTAGAGACTGACCGGGAATTGGACGCTTACCGCTTAATTGGATTTTTCTATATTCTTCATCTGCTGTTGCCATAATTTAAAACCTTTTAAACTGTAGTAGTTGTATACTGATTAGTTTGATTCATGTAGCCATTATACTGAAAAGCAGTGTAGCCATAAGCCATTGGATTGTTAGATACTTGTTGCTCAAAAGCACGAGCATTCATAAGCTCTGGAGCGCCATAAGTACCTACATCTGCTGTTTGAAATTCAGGAATATCAGCGCCGTAAGAATACTGATTAAACACTGGCTTCTCTTCAATACCTATTTCTTGAGCAACTCTAGTTATTGCTTTGTTTTGTAACTTACCAGTAGCTCCTTCTAATGGGTTACTTAAAAAACTTTTTCCTTCATTGTACATATTTTTAGGCAAGTCTAAAAAGTTTTGACCTATATCTTTTATGCCTTCTGAAAACGCTCCACCCCTCATCTCACCTGTTTGAAATCTTTCAAAAAGTCTAGAGTTGTCCATTTTAGAAAGTCCTTCTGGAGAAACGTACATTTTTTTACCGCCAAAATCATATTCAATATCTCCTTTAATTCCTTTTGGCGAAAATCCTTGTTTTATATATTCTTTTGTATCTATTTGTCCTGCTAAATCGTTGTACTGTTTGTCTGAAAGGTCAGCCCCAATTTCAGGAGTTTCAACACTTACGTTTTGAAAACTACCTTTCTCATAATCTGCTGACATGTCTGTAGTTGGTCTACGAGCATCTGTTGTAATTTCTGGTTTTCCCTCAGTAATTGCTTTAGATGCTTCTTCTGCTGTAGCTTTAAACGCGCTTTCATATTGTGCGTCTCTAGCCGTAAAGAAACTCTTAGACTCTGTTAAGTTTGAAAACCTAGAAGCCTCTCCAAAACTTCTGGAAGTTGCGCTATTTCCGGGGCCAAAGAAATTATCAGCCGCATTTACAAACATGTCGCCTTTAAAGCCTAGTTTTTTACCCGCAGTTTTTGCAAAGTTTCCAAGAGTTTCAGTAATCCCTTGAGTAATATTATTAAAAACTGTACCTGCTTTACCAACAGTACTGCTAACAAACCGCATCATGTTTCCTGCCGCGTTAGCTATGCCAGATAAAGCTCCAGTAGCTCCTGCTAAACCTGAAGCGGCTGTTGCAACACCTGCGGCGGCTGTAGCACCTGCGGCGGCGGCGGCGCTTGCTGTAGCTCCTGCGGCAGTGGCTCCGGCTACAGCAGATGCACTGGCTGAAGCGGCGGCGGCGGCTCCTTGAGCGGCTGTCTGGCCCGCTATGCCTGTCCACATCGACCCTAAAGCTTGACCAATTCCGGGCAAAATAAACATCATAGCTATTTGACCAAGTACGCCAATCTTATTCATAAACTTGCCAAATTTTTTAAAGGCACTTTTAATACCTTTGCCAATACTTTTAACGCCTGTTTTAACGCCTTTCCAAATTTTGCTAAAAATTCCCATGTTATTATCTTCCTCCTCTGTAATCAATTACTGCGGCGGCACCGCTTTTATATCCATAGCGTCCTAAAATATCTATTAACCCACTTGTAGATGTACCAATATTTTTACTGCCTGTTGCGCTTTCATTTCCAATAGCTGTTGCAAGTAACTGAGCTTCACGCTGTTCGTTATTCTCATAGCTTTGACGAACATAGGCCGCTTCATCTCGCAGTGTCTGCCACATTTGAGTCTGGTCTAATGCTGAAATATTATAAGCATTCTGAACATTAACCTGATTAGCCGCGTTAGTTGCCGCAGTGTTAGCAGTATTAGCTTGTCGTCTCCATTGAATGTTAGATTGCTCTACTGCCTGTGCATTTGACGCATTCCACTGATCACGTTGATTATCAATAGAGGCGTTAAACTTAGAAAGATCGGCTTCAATTTGAGCGTTAGCTTGAGATGCTTGTAAATCATTTCCGGCTTCTATAGCCGTCATTCGATTTGATTCCCCTACGTTAAATGACTCCATAGCGTTTTGTGCAGAATTATTATATTGACTCATAGCATTAGACTGTCCAATTAAAAACTGATCTAATTGATTTTGAGATGTAGCGCCAAACTGCCTTCTTGCATTTTCAGCAGACTGATCAGACAACAAACTTTGTTGAGCTACTTGTTGATCTAAAATAACGCCTTGCTGTTCGTTGCTAAGATTAGCCATATCCATAGTTAAAAAGTTTTTAGCGTTTTCTACTGATACACGAGTCCTTGCATCTGCATTAGCTAAGTCAACTTGAGTAAGGGCCGTAGCATTTTGCATAGCCGACTGTTGGTTTGCGCTAAACTGCGTAGATGTCATAGTCTGCATAAACTTACTATTAGCCATTTCCATTTGTTGCTCGTTGCTCATTTTGCTCATGTCAAAGTTAGCGTTCATTTGCGCGTTAAACATTCCTGCTGACTGTTCGTTGCTAAGGTTTGCTAAGCCCATCTGCTGTGCAAGCTGTGCGTTAACCTGTCCTGCCGCCATCTTCTTTTCAAACATTTGAAGCTGTGCTACGTTTTCAGCACTTATACTTTCAGAATCAGCTTGGTTTTCAAAAGTAAGATTAGCAAGCTGTACTTTTTCAGAGGCGCTTAACTGAGCCATCTCTGCACCTTGTCGCAAGTCTTCGTTCTTAGCCATCATAGTTGTATAGATAGTAAGCTCTTGAAGCTTCATACGATTAGCTTCAGTCATGTTTGCGCTATCTGTTGCGGCTCTTTCAGACAAGTTAGCTAATTCCATCTGCTGATCGTTGTTTAGATTAGCTAAGTCCATCTGTTGTGAAAAAGACGCATTAGTCTTTTTAAAGTCTACAAGGACATTAAGATCTGCTAAACGTCCTTGGTTAACAGCCGACATAGATGCTCTATCTGTAGCATTTACTTCAGTTAAGTTTTTTAACTCAACTTGAAGCTCGTTAGAAATATTAGCTTTTTCCATGTCTTGATCTAGGTCGGCTTGTCGCATAACTTTAGATACTTGAGCGTTATATGTAGCAAGTTTTGATTGCTGATCGGCAGTCATGTTTTGAGAACCTGCGGCATTCATAGCTTGCAAGTTTGCTAAGTCTGACTGTACTCCTGCACTTAAAGTAGATATAGCGGCTTGTTGTTTCTGTGCAGATTCTTGTTGTGATCTCTGCTGAGCTATCTGTGCATTAGTTAAATCTGTCTCTTGCTTTTGCTGTGCAGTAGTCATTACTGCTTGTTGCTCAAAACTGTTCTTCTGTTTTGTAATTTCATTTGCCATTGAAGCTGTTTGAGATGCAGAGGTTTGTTCGTTAGCAAGATTCTGCATACGTATCTGCATTGTGTTTTGTGCGGTAGACATGTTAGCTTGTTGTTCGTTGCTAAGGTTCTGAGATGCGCGTTGTTGTAAAGCTTGAGCATTGCTTTGTGCAATAGGTAATGCACTTTGGATAATAGCATTGAAGAGCGCATCACGGCCTACAGTAGAAGTACTTAAACCTCTCTGAGCCATCTTAGCTTCTAAAGCCGCTACAGCAGGTCTAGCCCATGCAGGGGTTTCGCCATCTTCCATACCTGCTAACAAGCCTTCCATTTGTGTAGAAACTAATGCTTCAACAGGAAGCGCCGCAATAGCCGCTATCGTTTGGGGATCAGCGCCGTCATCCCTTGCAACATTTACTTTTGAAGGGTCGTCAACAATTGCCGCTGTTACTGCTTGAGGAACATTTGCAACCACTGCTAACATGTCTGCGGCGGCTACCATACGCGCAGGGCCTGTTACTGCGTTCATTGAAGCGGCTTGGGCTGTTGGAATACCACCAATTTGTGAAGCATTTCCTTGAGGTGCTGTGCCTGTAATTCCTTGACGCTCGTCCATGTCAACAGGAGCGACATTGCCGATCTCAGAAGCTATTCTGCTTTTAGCTTCGCCTACTTGCGCTACACGTTCTTTAGCTAATGTAAACTCAGGGATGTCTTCTAGATTAACACCTTCTTTAGAAACAATATCTAAAAGATCTTTCTGCTCTCTTTCAGACATTGTTTGCGCCATACGTGCGGCTACTTCAGGATCTTGAGCTTGAATAATTTCAAAACGCTCGTCTTCGAGAGCGGCTTTAGCATAATCTTGTTCTGGCGGCCTATCAGCGGCAGTACCCCTTGCGGCTTCTTCAGCGTCAGGGTCGCGCTGTGCTGTATCTACAGTTGTGGCAGTTGCGTCAGTTGAAACGCCTACTTCGCTTACTTTGCCTTGAGCGGCTTTAGTTGGGTCAAGTTTTCCGGCTGTTACGGCCTCATAAGATTCTGCTGTCCCATCACCTAATTCAAGATCAGCAGTTTTTACATTGCCACTGCCCGTTATCATGTCTTCTGAAACTACAGTACTTGTTGTAGCATCTGTAGCTTTTTCAAGCTCTTCTATTTCAGTGCTGATACCTGTTTCTGGGTCTATATCTACAGATTCCATTTGGCGTAAGTTTGCTTGGGGGCCTTCTATTTCAATTCCTATAGGCGGACCTGCTTCTGTGCCACCAGTGTTTGCCGCATTCCAATCTTTTATTGCTTGTTTTTCCATAGGTCCGGGATTTGCAGGGTTTGTAGGCGTAGGATAAGGTGTTCCGTATAAAGGATCATCTGGGTTTCCTATTTCTTGTTCAGGAAGTGAAACACTCCCCCTGCTTGCGGGATCTTGTTGATCTAAATACGTAGGATCAGGCTCTTGTCCTTCTGTTTGAGGTGGGGGTGTGCCTCCTCTTGGGCCGTTGCCGTATGGATTATTATCTCTGCGTCCACCGCCGCCCATATCAGGATCAGAATATAAAGAAGGATCTACACCACCTGCAACTCCAGTATTTTCTTTGTAGCCACCACCACCCTCAACAGTTTCAGGACTTACTTTAGGCCCGCCGCTTGTTGGAGGATCAACAATAACTGTATCTGTTGGAGGTGCTACAATAGGCCCAGAAGGATTAGGAATTTTTTTAGGCTTAGGTTTAGGCGGGTTGCTGTCATCATAAGGAGCAGGAACC